AAACTGACCGAGCAATCATAGGCGTAACACTTGTCCTTACCAAGCAACTCGTACACCTTCTCCCCATCGACGATCTCTTCCTCGATGAGTAGATCCTTGAGTTGTTCAAGCTTGTCCCGGTTGTTTTCAAGCATCTTTAGGGTGTACTTGTAACATTCAGAAACGATAGCTTCAATCTCCTGGTCCACCTTGATCGCAGCGGCGGGAGAGAGGTTACGGTAGTCATACTTGTTCTTACCGAAACCATAGGTCGTCACCATTTCACGAGCAATCTGGTAGACCCTAGCGTAATCAGAACTCGCACCGGTCGTTACACGGTTAGACGTATAGATGATCTCCTCCGCCGCACGTCCACCGAGGGCCACCATAATTTGAGAAAGGAGATATTCCTTGGTATAGAAGGGTGAATCCGCATTCTCTTCTGAGGGTTGGAAGAAAGTCACACCACCCGCGGCACCCCGGGGCATGATAGAGACCTTACGAACCGTGTCATAATCCGGTACAAGAACACCCACAATGGCGTGTCCAGCCTCGTGGTAGGCCACCAGCTCTTTCTTCCTCATAGAGTACTTCACATCACCCTTAGCTCCAACTACGATACGCTGATATACATTTTCTACAATACCCTTTGTGATTGTACCGTCACCATCCTTTACAGCCCTAATAGCACACTCATTCAACAGATTTGCCAAGTCTGCACCAGAGAATCCAGTCGTCTGCTTAGCGATGTTCTTTAGACGCACGTCAGAAGCGAACTTCTTATCTCTTGCGTGTACACCCAAAATCTTTAGGCGTCCCTTAACACTTGGGAGAGATACCTGGATCTTACGGTCAAACCGACCAGGGCGAAGAAGTGCCTTATCCAAAATATCAATCCTATTCGTCGCGGCAATCACCACAATGCCAGTCTCGTTGTCAAATCCATCCATCTCAGTGAGAAGCTGATTGATGGTCTGCTCACGCTCATCATTACCTGGGGTGGTACCTCCACCACGCTGTTTACCAACGGCATCCAGCTCATCGATGAAAATGATGCACGGTTGATTCTCTCGTGCCTGCTGGAACAGTTCGCGGACGCGCTTTGCTCCGACACCTACGAACATCTCAATGAAGTTCGCGGCAGAGCATTGAATGAAGGGAACATTAGATTCACCCGCAATAGCTCGGGCCAGTAGAGTCTTACCTGTACCGGGCTCACCCGCGAGAAGAGCGCCACGTGGGATCTTGGCACCGGATCCAAAGTACTTCTCAGGAGTCTTCAAAAAGTCAACAATCTCTTCGAGCTCGTCTTTAGCATTGTCAATACCCTCAACATCCGTGAAACGAGTGGTGACATCTTGTTCCATGGTAAACTCGGTTGATTTCATAAAAGGATTGGGCATTCCCATACCACCCTCACTTCTAGAACCAAATAGAGTCCGAGCAATAGTAAAAATATAAGCGATGAAGAAAAACATTACAACATTTTCAATAATGGATACAGGTTGAGAGTTGTCAACCAATACATCAGCCCCACTCTCCATAAGGGTCTGCCATAGCTGTTCGTTATCCGCAATTTGCACGTCACCATAGTCTCCGTTCTCTTCCTGAAAAACTGCGATGTTCTTATTGGGTCTTACAATTACAGCGGGGAGTTCGCGCTCTTTGAGACCTTGGATAAATTGGCTATATGTTCTTGGATGATATTCAACTTTTCTTTCTTTGGGATCCACCTTGACAGAGGGGGCAGAAAAAACTTTTCCAATGCTGAACATACTGTATGATATAATGAGGTTTGTTTTAAACTACTTTTTCGGCACACGTGGCATCCCAACTTTCGTTTATTATGCTCACATAACTCCGAATACAGGCACATGTCACATATTTCTCTAAGATCTCCGTGTATACACACACCACCACCGTTACATTCTTTACACTGAACACGCCAGATACCATGTGGACACCATGCACTTATCCGCATTTTTATAAATAATGGTTAAAGTTTTATACTGTATTAAAACATAATGGAGATTAACGTTGCTCGAGTAAATAATGGAATTTATGATGTACATGTGATTTCAGATGACGAGTACATAGGTCCAGCAATTGCTAGGGGGCGTGAGTGGGATGCTTGGATGCGTCGTGATGTGCGTATGTGGCATAAACCGGGTACAGATATCATTGATGTAGGTGCAAATATAGGTTACAATACTCTAATGTTTTCTGACTATGGACCAGTAATATCAATTGAACCTGTATATCACGATATAGTTGCTCTAAATGCAAAAAATAACCCTCTCAGATATCCAGTTCAAGTTTTTCCATGCGCTCTTTCAGATGAAAAGAAAGTGACCAAAATTCATATTCCTTCTCATGGGTGTCAATCGAACACACATATAAATTATGGTGGTACAAGTTTTCATCATGAAGAAGATATGAAGGGGATGGGTGTAGATGTCAGATGTGAGAGACTAGATGACATCTACACAGGAGTTCCATCATTGATAAAAATTGATGTTGAAGGTCATGAGTTACAGGTGCTTAAGGGTGCCGAGGAAACAATTAAACAACACAAACCAACACTTTTGATTGAAATTCACAATTTTTCAGAAGATTCTGAGACACACAAGTATCTGAAATCACTGGGGTACGGTGATCCAGAACCTAGACCAGAGGGTGTATTCATTTACACATTCGCTTAGAATATCCGATAACCGCACACGTTATACGTTTACCAGCGTGTCCAGTTGTTAGACTATCATTGTGTCCACCCATACCCATATCATCTGGATCTTCGTGAATTACCAGAGATCTACCGATGATGTTGGCTTTGTAACCCTTCAATTTAATGAGACTGTCATACATGACAAGTTTGGCAACACCCTTAGAATCAAAACGGATATTTCCTAAGTCTCCAACGTGCCTCTCCTTTGAGTTTGGACCACCATGCTTCTTGTTGTATGGATTAAAGTGTGCGCAAGCACCCATACAGTTATCAGTTAGGTCACCTGCTTCATGGACATGGATACCATGTGTACTATTCTTATATTTGGATGATTTTAGATTGACTTTGATAAGGACTCGACTTCCCTTCTCTTCAAATTCCACAACACCCTTGATGTGTGGATGATTAAAGAACGTTGTCGCTATAATCATTTAGTATTCACTGGGATTTTATATCGGGCAAAATGCATCTTGTCAACCATATAGTACAACTGATATGCCTCTACAATACTGGGGCGTCTGAAATGCTCCGGCATACATTCCGGAATACCTTCTTGGGAGTAGTACGCCGTCTCACTCTTACGTTCCTCAAAGTGAGAAGGATGGTTCTGATACAACCAAAGTAAATGTCTCGCACATGTGTGAACTTTACCATATCTGCGAGTATATTCAAGGGTCAATGCGATACCAATTTTACAGGCATACTTGTAATTATCCAAACTGGAAGCAATCCACATAGTCATAGGGTGTTTCTTGTGAGCTGGTTTGTAGCCTCTACACGAACCATCCTTAGTAAACGGTGCTAGAGTGTGTACGAAATCTTCCTCATTGGAAAAATACCAAGCTGTATAGAGCATTTGACATATTTCCAATTGGATCTTGACAACATGTTGATCACAAGACATGTGAGCAATTTCTTTGGGTACGAGGGACAAGAAAAATATATTCATGATTCATTTTAGCATATTTTCATTACAAAAAGTGTCAACTTAGGTACTTTATTCACCATCGGAAAAGTACTCCTCTTCCACATCTTCAACCACTTCTTCATCCACATCGGGTTCGATGTCCATTCCACCATCTTCGGGTGCTACATCATCATCATCTTCATCCTCCTCCGGTGGATTATCAATCACTTCATCCTCCTCTTCTGGTTCCTTCTTCTTCTCCTTTTTAGGTTTTTTAACTGGTTCCTTGTCAAATATTTTTGCAAATAGTTTCTCCACCTTGAGAGCAAATAGTTTTCGTTTTTCGTAATTTTTCTTGAGTCTCTCAATGTACTCTTTACTGAAGCCATGGGCTTTATATGCCTGAAGAATAGCCTTAAACGGTGCTTTTTGGGCATTCTTGTAATACTTATTATGCAAATCCCATATAGCACTGCTTAGCTTGACCCTAACAACACCACTTTTGAGGACACGAAGTTTTAGATAAACCCTATCAGGTACATCCAATTCGGGTTCCTCAAGAGGCTTGGGTTTTTCAATAGGCACCCACTCGGGTAGGTCGGGTTTAACAAAAGGAATGCCCATTTCTTTGTGGTTTTTTTCCAGAAGTTTCAGGTAATCATCTTGATTGTAGATCGGTCTCTTTATTTTTTCCAGTGGCTTTACTTCGGTTTTTTTCAAGATTTTACCCAAGAAGCTATTCTCATCAATCTTACCCACCCTATCGGGGAGGGTGGGTTTAACACGCCTCGATGGCTGTTTGTAGAACATCTTGATTTTTTGGGGATGTATCCTCTGACTTAGGTTTCAGAAAATAATCCAGTTCACAACGAATTACGTGCTCGGATTGTTGATTCATATGTGTATGGTAAGGACCCCAAATCTCAATAACCTTACGCTCTTTGTCGTACCAGAGGTAATCAAGTTCAAGTCTTTGAGTAAGCCAATAGAACTTCTTGCCAGTCTTTCCAATGAACGAGAAGATCTGTTCTTGATCATACTGAGACACGTCCATCTGGGAATAATGTGCATTTGGGGGGTGGTAAGGGGCCATCGTTTCTCTTAGACATTGCTTGCTCCTTTTGTTTAAGTAGGTTTCTTACGTGTTTCTGAGAGAATACTTGCTTTTTGTTTTTCTTGTCATTTTTAGTCACACGCTTCTTTGGTTCTTTATACTCCATATTGAATTAATATGTACAAGAAGTTTATCAACTTAGGTTTCATTCTTCATTTTCATTTTCATCAACTAGACTAACATCGGAATCAGATTCACTCTCATCATCCTCACTACACTCATAATCCTCATCCTCACTGTCGTCAATGAGTTCGTAACCATTGGAGTTCTTTGCGTAGAGGTGCGTTTTTTCCAGATCATCGGTATCATAAAACCCAGAAACAGACTCTTTATTTATAACTTCACTGATGTCTACAAAATCATAGAGATGGTGTTTATTCTTTTCCAGAAAATTTACAGTATAGGTGGTATCAGTCTCAAGGACTATACGAGCTATCTGTACGCTACCATCATCACACTTGACATCTACAAGCATTGTGTTTGAAATGAAATTTAAATCTTTAATAACATTAATGGATACTCTCAAGGAAAGGGGTGTACAGTATATATCTGGACGTATTATGGCCCAAAACGACGCCGTTATGTTTGATATAGACGATACCCTTATTTTCGTGGATGGTACTCCAAATAACCCTATGATTGAACTTTTACATATAGCTAGACATCTGGGGTACAAGATCGTGATTATTACTGCTAGACCTGGTATACAGTCGGTAATTAATTGGACGATAAATCAACTTGGTAAGTATAACATCCCTAGCGACTATTTAGGCTTTACAAGTCCTAGCACTAAAACAACGATGAAGAAACAACTTCCGTATAACTTTGTATTATCTGTGGGTGATCTAGAGACGGATCTTACAGATTCTGAACACAAACTTAACACTTCCAATTTTTCCCACAGTTGAGGCAGCTCACAAACACAGTCATAGGCTCATCAGCGGATCGGGTCTGCATCTCATAGTATGTCGTTTTCATAGACTTACATCTACCACACTTGAATAAACCATCTTGATTCTTAGCCTCTTGTGCCAAAGCCTGTTTTCTAATATCATTATGAATCTTGGTTTCAACCTGCTTAGCACGGGGTCCATCAAACCATAACTGTTCAGGACTCATTTCAATAACATCTGTGGTTTTCACCTTCTTTTCCAAAATACTCCTTTTGAGTTCAGGTGACTTACGAAGATTGTATTGGAGTTGTAAAAATTTATGCTTGTAAATATTCACAAACCGGTGGTTCTCCCAAGCCGCATCGTCACAATGATTAATGGAGTGATTCAGTATATTCTTCTCCATGTTCACACAAATAACATCATCTTCGGGTAGTTCTAGTAATTCAGATAAGCGTTTGAGTACAAATTCTCGGGTGACGTTACCCATGTTCTTATCTACTACAAACGTTTATCTTTTAAGACAATTTTAGTGAGAAATCTTAATTTCTCAGTGAAATTGTGTTTACTTAGGGTTTGGGGAGCTCTTTGTAAGGGTCATTGCGCTTACAATCCTCCATATTTTCAGGGGAGCAGTTGTCAAAGAACGCACCAACGCGACGCGCGGGGTTGGTGTCTACGAAGCCATACTTGTAATCAGCATTGGGAGGGCGGTACTTCTCAGCAAAGACAAAGCGAGCATCCTTACCATCACCACCCTTCCACGATCCACCGAATTTAATATCAATAGATCCACACGCAATTACTATGAGTATCAATACGATAGCTATAAAAAAGATGGTCTTACGATGCATCTTGGGTATATCTTTTGTAAATATTTTTTTATGTGGTGAATTTAAGATGACGAGAGCTGTTCTTATCCACGAACTAAAGGATAAATATGAAGAAATTGATCTTGATATAGAACCATCTAAAAACGAAATCTTCAAACTACTTGGTGGTAGAGCTACATTCATAGGACAATGGCCTGAAATAGATGTAGTCATAATGAAGCCCGAACAAGGGCTTATGGAAAATGTCAACATCCTACCTTACCCATTTCATGGTGAAGAAGTGAGGGGTAAAATACTCCTCGTACGCATGGATGAAAATTCGGAACCACAAGATTTTACATTAGAGGAATATCTCTCACTTGGGACTCGGGACAAACGCGTCATTGTTTAAAACGGCATTGGCATACTTCATACATAACTGGAAATGTACATAAGCCCAATCCATGGGATTTTCAACAGTTGGCTTTCCTGGTAAAGGATTGTTATGAACGACACTGATCAAATCAATTTTGTCACCGCTCATAGACTTTACAGTTGTGTCGCCAACCTTTTTGAGCCACATAACGTGCTCTTCATTGTTGCTATCGAAACTTCTAACGAAATGGGCCATTATACATTATGTACGATTCTTTTCTATAAGTAGACGCGCACTTGGATCAGTTATCGTAGTCCACTTTGGTCTCCAAATTTCGGATATAAGATGATCACTGTGTTGCCCATACAGTTTCCAAAAGATATTTCTGTATAAAGCTTCTTCTTTTGTGAGTGGTGGATTATGACCATGAGCCTTCGTCTTAGTTTCTTTGAACAGTACGTCATCTACATTCTCCTCGGCGTATTTTTTCACCTCATCAACCCAATTTGTACCTACAGCGTCACTCATCCCATCTTTCTGCCTCCAAAGAATGTCATCTGGTAGGTACCCCTTAAACGCCTCTCGCAAGACACCCTTCTCGATTTCGGTTATTTTGAGTGTTTGATTCATACGCATACACAAATCAATAAACTCTTTATCGAGAAAAGGTACAATTAGATCAAGTCCATGAGCACCCGCACATCTATCCGCGCGTAAACCATCAAACTGGTGGATGAGGCGGAGCCTTCGCATATTTTCACACGCAAACTGGTCAACACTAGGTGCATTGTGAAAGTAAAGATAACCACCTAGAAGTTCATCACTTCCCTCTCCAGAAAATATGTAACGACAGTTTGTTTTCTGTTTGATATATCTACAGAGCAACCACATTGGTGTACTCGCGCGTACAGTAGTACAATCATAAGACTCGAGTGAATGAATCACATCTGTGAGGTGAGAGATACCCTCCTCGGGTGTAAACGTAACCTCTGTATGATCCGTATCAAGATATTTAGCAACCTTACGGGCGGCTGCCAAATCGGGGCTATCCTTGAGACCTATGGAAAATGTTTTGATTTTACCAAGTCTACGGGAAGCTATAGAAGCAATTAGACTGCTATCTAGACCACCTGAAAGAAGAAATCCAATCTCTCTCTCCGTGTTACTCAATCTAATGTTAACAGCCTTTTCAAGAGTTGTTCGGATGTCTTCGATTTCACAATTAGTTATGTACTTGTTAATGTACCAATAACCTGTGTGATAACACACGAAATCATCCAAGAACGAATCATAAAAGTGACCCGGTGGAAATATATGTATTTCGGATTGGAGAGAACCCAAAGCCTTAACTTCACTCGCAAACGCTATTGAACCATTATCATAGCGAGAGTAAAAAAGTGGACGAACACCAACTGGATCACGTGCTGCCATGATACGTTTACCATCTGTATAAACAAAGGCGAAATCACCGTTAATGGCTTTGAGTGTGTGTTCAATACCAAAACTATCAATCATGTGAATCAAGACTTCACAATCACTGTTACTTTTCTCTGTACCAAAGCGAAAATGTTTGTGATTATAGATTTCACCATTACAAATTAACGCCGCCTTTTCTCTAACAAATGGTTGCATTCCAGCTTCCGTGAGATCATTGATCGCGAGACGATAAAAATCTAAACGACATTTTCCTATCTTTACAGTTCTATAATCATCTGGACCTCGGTGAGAAAGGAGATATGATCCTAATTCTACTTCTTCACCGAAGAGGGCTAAAATACCACACATGATATACATACAAATTACTTTATTTTTAAGCTAAAATCCATCCAATCACCAAAATCTCTTGGGTCACCTTTTCCGTCCATCTCCTGACCGGACATACGAACAGTTTCACTATCACCTCCGTTATATGTTACATCAAAGTCTAAAATACAGTAAAAAGATACATTTGTCATATTCGCAATTTTATCCAATGAACCAAAATCAAAGCTTTCAATTTCCAAAAAGCGTTTGATTTGCTCGGGGCGACCATATGGAATGGTTACCTCCGTACCAACCTCTAATTTTCTCTTGTCAGAAGACATGTCAAGACAGGGCCATATACGGTTTCTTGCTCTAAAATCAGCGGCATAATTGATATATTCTCTACATACTTCTCTTTCAGAAAAACAGACAAAACGAGGTTTTTGCTTAGGATCCACCATGCTTAAATAGGTACCAGTATGAGTTAATTTTACAAAGTGAAACTGCATTTAATTATACAAGGAAAAAAACTTTAAATAAGATATATGAACTTCCCTAAGACAGCTGGTCAATGTAAATATATGTTAGCTTTAAGATCAAATAAACCCATCGTTATTGGAACCGGTCCAGCGGGTTCTGGGAAGACTATGCTCGCGTGTCAGATAGCCACGGAACATATTTCAAAACACCCTAGGGCTAGAGTAGTGCTCACTAGACCCATCGTCGCCGCAGATGAGGATATGGGCTACCTCCCCGGGGATATGGACCAAAAAATGGAGCCGTGGACGAGACCAATGTTTGATATTTTTGAACAGACTATGACCCATAATCAAATGGATAGGTGTATTCGTATAGAACCCCTTGGATATATGAGAGGTAGGACATTTAGTCACACCCTAATCATAGCAGATGAGATGCAAAACGCGACACCAAATCAAATGAAGATGCTTCTTACACGTATAGGTGAAGGTACCAAGTTGGTTGTGACGGGAGATCTAGAACAATCCGACTTGGGACCCGATAATGGTTTAGAAAACCTTGTATACAAACTACAATGCACGGATTTAAACTACATAGAGCACGTGAAAATGGACGACGAGGATATTATTCGACATCCAGCCGTAAACGAAGTACTTAAAGTATTAAATGCTTAATTAATAAATGACTAAAGTGGTACTAGCTCTACCTGGACGCACATTTTCTGGTAAATTTCTGATAAGTTTACTCAACACAACTATGACCCTAAAAGATCGGGGTTATGATGTGGTTGTTACAAACGAGTACTCTAGTTATGTTACATTCGCGAGGATGAAAACTCTGTGTCTAGATGTTCTCAAAGGTGTTGATCAACAACCCTTCGGTGGTAAACTAGACTATGATGTGTGGCTTACAATTGATTCGGATATAGTATTTAAACCCGAGCAAGTCTTAGAAATCATTAAGGACACTGAAACTCATCCAGTCGTTTCGGGTATATACAGAATGGAAGATCTTAAACATTTCGCCATGGTTAGGGAATGGGACATAGAGTACTTCAAACAATATGGAACTTTCAAATTTGAAACTGAAGAAAGTATTAAGAATCAACCAAAATACATGCCGGTAGCCTATAATGGAATGGGCTTCTTCGCATGTCGTAAAGGTGTCATAGAGAAATTGAAATATCCATACTTTAGCTACCCTCTCATAGAGATTGAAGGTAAAGACGGGACCCTGCTAAGAGATACGTGTTCGGAGGATGTAGCATTCTGTAAAAACCTCACTGATGCAGGTATTCCGATAATCGTGAATACGAGCCTCCGTGTTGGTCATGAGAAAATGCTAGTAATTTGAGATTCTGAACATCATTGTTGAGATTCTTGATGTTCGAATCAATCCGTGAAATTTTAACATTCATGAGTTTACGCTCTAACTTGTACGTTTCAATGAAGAGGAACAATTCTTTTCGCTTCTCTTCATACCATTCGGAGACCTCGTTAATCTCCTTGTCAATACTAGAGTATTGTTCAACCATAGTGTAATCAGTCGGAAGTTTTCTCATATCTCTGGCAACTTCATCGATGCGTGCCTCTAGGTCCTGACACACATCTTTGAACTCAGCATGTTGTTCTTCTAACATTTTACTTGCTTTTTGTTAACATTTAAAATAACTTAAGTTCTTATCTTCCAACATTTTGAATACTCGTTTATTGTTTTCCACATGGCTACCTTCACCATTATTCTGGAAGAGAGCATCTGGTCCCATACCATACGAATACTGACGAATCATACCCAAGTTCATATCCCGGTTAAATACACTCTTTTTAGAGATTCCCATTTTAGAAAGTAGATTACTGATGATTATGTCATCATTGTATGTGAGCTTGTAGAAGTCTAAAAATATATCCTTCATTTCTCTTAACCAGTTCATATCTAAGATAACACCACCATAACTCTCCGTAACATCTATAGACTCTCCGTCGTAACGCCCCACCCGACCATTATTTTGAACATATTCATCTACACGAAATCCCGAAAGACACCAACACGATGGATCACTCTTGTAAAGTTCAACGAGTTTGGTTGACAGATTGGCAGGATATTTTGTATCATCATTCACTACAATTACAAGATCAGCGTCACACTTTTCAGAGTTGGCTGGACCCATGTACATAGTTCCTGGACCATAATCAATACATCGATTGATAACAGCTTTAGAGCACATAGAAAAGTCTGGAACAATAATATCTGCATCCGGAAATCGATTATATTTGTGTGGTATGTTTACCCAAATTTCATCAACATCTTGGTGTTTTTCCAAGTCATAAACAATCGCTGGAAGTGTTTTAAAACGGGATGGTATACTGGTCAAACTTATGATGGTCTTCATTATTCTAATTAAAGGGTTGTCCTTTATATACTTATATGAAGATCTCATACGCTATATGTGTTTGTAACGAACACATGGAACTCAATTCACTTCTCTCTTTCCTTGTTAAAGTCATAGACAAAGAAGATGAAGTCAATGTTCTCGTTGATAGTGGTAAAGTTACTGACGAGGTCAAGACCATCCTAAATAAATTTGAAGATAGAATTATTGTAAATGAGCGTGAATTTTGTGGCAACTTCTCTGAACATAGAAATTATCACATAACAAAGTGTAGCGGAGACTATATTTTTGTCTTGGATGCGGATGAGATTCCCCAAGAGTTACTCATCAAAAATATAAAGCATTTCAAGTCTGATATTCTAGCTGTACCCAGAATCAACATCATACCTGGATACACAGATGATTGGTGTAAAAAGATGGGATTTGCTGTAAATGAAATGGGGTGGATTAACTGGCCGGACTATCAAGGTCGTTTCTTCAAGAATAACGGTGAAATCAAATGGAGTCTAGGACTTCACGAACGCCTCATTGGTTCTGAGAAAGTCGCAAAAATTCAAGCAAATCCCCAACTATCATTGTGGCATATCAAGTCTGTTGAGAAACAAGAAAAGCAGGACACGTTTTACAAGAACTTAAAAGAAAACTAACACTATTTGTAAAGATGTGGTGGCCTCTTATGGACACAGCTATCACAGAAAGTGATAAGAAAAGTCTTATCGATTTTATTAGTTCAACAGATAGGTATACATGTGGGAAGAAGGTGAAGGAATTTGAAGATGCGTGGAGCAAGTGGCTGGGTTGTAAATACTCGTTGTATGTGACATCTGGGAGTACTGCAAATCTTTTACTCATGTCAGCGGTAAAAGAATTATATGAAATTCCCGATGGATCAAAAGTCCTAGTACCCGCATGCACATGGGTAACGAATGTCTCACCAGTATTTCAACTTGGTCTAGAACCCGTATTCTGTGATGTGGATTTGGAACGATATAGTTTTGACTTAGATACTCTACCAGAAGAGGATATCAAAATCGTATTTATTACTCATCTACTTGGACTTAACTCACCCGTTGAAGCTCTAAAGAAGAAATACCCTAACGCGATTTTCATAGAAGATATCTGCGAGTCACATGGAGTAAAGGCACCTAACGGTATGAAGCGTGGTAGCACTAGTACGGGGAGCACGTTCAGTTTTTATTATGGTCATCACATGACTACAATCGAGGGTGGTATCATCTCAACCGATAACGAACTTCTATATGAATTGATGAAAATTAAGAGAAGTCATGGAATGGCTCGCCTACTTTCACCCAAATACTATGATGAAGCAATCGAGAAACACCCAAACATCGATCCAAGTTTTCTCTTTCTTACCGATGGTTTCAACTTCAGAAATACAGAACTTAATGCAGTTCTTGGTCTTGAACAATTGAAAAGACTTGATCAAAATATTGAAACGAGGCGTAGAAATTTTGAGTGCTTCATGAAACACTTGGATCCAGAGCGTTTCTATGTTCCATATAATGATCCCGGTAACAGCAGCTTCGCTTTACCCTTCATCTGTAAAAATAAGGAAGATATGCCAAAACTTAAGACTATTTTTAAGGAACTTGGTGTTGAATACAGACCCGTGGTATCTGGAAATCTACTCCTTCACCCATTTCTAAAAAAATGGAAGGATACCGTTAAGGTACCTAATGCGAATATCATTAACGACAATGGAGTGTACATAGGTAACAGTCAATTTGTAACCGAAGATATGATAGTTAAAGTTTTCGAAGCAATTAAAACCATATGGTGAAAGTCATCCTCCATCACCTAGGTCTAGGTGATCAAATTATGCTAAATGGAATGGTTAGACATTTCGCGGAAAATGATAAAGTAGCCATAGTTGTCAAAAAGTGTCACGAAGATAGTGTTCGTTTTATGTACAGAGACATCGTGGATAAGGTTGATCTTATCCTAGTAGAAAACACAAATCCACAAGAAATTTGGTCAAAGGTTTCAAAGGTATCCACTCGTAAAGAGGATGTTATTGCTCTAGCCACCTACGGTATAGATGATAATGGTTGGGCTTTTATGACACAGGGTCAGGGTAGTGTTATGTCTAACTGGGCACATGGTGTATATATTCAAGCGGGTGTAAATCCCAGGTATATGTATTCAAAGTTCAAAGTTGTTCGAGATAAGTCTAAGGAGTTTACAATCGACAAAGAGAACTACATATTTGTACATGATGATCCGGAGAGAGATCGAGTTATTGATGTAAAGACTGACAAGTTTATATACAAACCAGACTCCAAGTTGGTGGATGAAAAACAAGAGTTCTTCCAATGTGATCGACCCAATATTTTTGAGTACATCTCGGTTATAGAGAATGCCGATGAGGTGCATTGTATGAACAGCTCATACAACTGGATGATAGAGCTTATGAACTTGGGCAACCCAAAAAAGAACTTCTTTCATTTGGATGTAGCTCATAAGTACTATGGACCACGCACAGTAAAAACGGTATTTAGTAATGAGGTGTGGACATTCGTCTAGTAACTCTTTTCCTCTATAATATCCGACCCCTGTTCAAGATTAATATTCTTTTTTATTCTAGCACGCTCGTCGTTGTATTTATAGATATTCCTAGCCTTATCTATAAATTCTTCACCAAAGTTACCATCAGCTTCACATTTCCTAATACCATCCTCAAGATCCCAAAGTACGTTATTTACAAATTTTAGATCCTTCTTATAGGGTGTTTCAAATTCATACTTGAGGAGAGTATCCAATTCACGGCGAATATTCTTTAGCTTATTTTCATCCGTTACACGTTCATCTTTTATTTCTAGGATAGTAATCTTATCAATAAGTTCACCTTTTGATACCTCTATACGCATTTAAAGTTAAGACAAGTTAAGTCTTTAATATGTATGCGGCCATAGTAACAGGTCCAAATGGACAAGATGGATCTTATATGTGTGAACTTCTTCAAGAGAAGGGGTATCACCTCATAAAGTTTCAAGGAGATGTGAGAAACTATGATGAAATCTACACCACTATTCAAAGTTGCGTAGATTTTGAACGTATAGAGGTGTATAACCTAGCTGCCAAAGTCCACGGATCCTCACCAACTGAAACATTTCAGGTAAATACAATGGGAATCCTTAATATTATGGAAGCGGTCAAAAACACCGGAGAGAAGTCAAAGTATAGGATTTTTCAGGCTTCAAGTTCTGAAATATTTGCAAACTATCATGAAAGTCCACAAACTATATATACACCACGAGCACCTCGCAACATGTATGGACTATCAAAAGTAACGGGTGATTCCCTAGTTAAACACTATAGGGATAATGAAGGTCTTTACGTGTGTTCCGGTATCTTGTACAACCATGAATCACCTAGGAGACCCGATATATACGTTACACAAAAAATTGTCAAGGGTTTACAATCTGGAGAATGTTTCCAAATTGGGAACCTCGAATCAAGGAGAGATTGGGGTCATGCGAAAGATTATGTCAATGCTATGTGGCTCATGCTACAACAGCGGTGGGCTATGGAGTTCGTAATAGCTTCGGGAAAAACTCATTCTGTTCGTGAGTTTATAGAAATTGTGGCAGGTAAACTAAATAAAAAGATTGAGTGGTCGGGTGAAGGCACAGAAGAAGTTGGTAAAATAGATGGTAAAGTTATTATTCAGGTCTCACCAAAGTTCTATAGACCCGATAACAATACACTTTTAGTGGGTAGAAAGGATTACATAGAAGAACTGGGGTGGTCTAGGACATATGATATCGATAGTCTAGTACAAGAGATGTTACACCCTCCACAAGAGAAATCTCAGGTTTCCAGTACTTGAGAATGAAACGCCTCGGTTCGTTTACCCGGTCATGTGTAGTGACTGTTATATCCGTGACACGTACATCATCGGATATAAGATTTGCCACACTCTTTATTTTGGTCCATTCAAAATTAGTGACGTCAACACTCTTTTCAGTTTTTAAAACTTCATCGTAGTTGTACATCAGTTTTGTAAGAGCCTTAGCGCAATCCTCGGTATGCAAAAATTGACGCTCTTCTTCACCACTTGTCATTAGGTCTATGTATCCCTTGGTTTTATGTTTATGAATCATATCCGCTATAACATGTGATTTAGGAGAACTTTTCTCTGGTCCATATACATTCCAGAATCGTACAGATAAACCACCGAGTCTACTTGTATACTCTTCACCCAACTTTTTCAGTGTTCCATACACATGATTCATATTATACATAGTACTCGAAGCAAATATAAACTTTTTATGGTAAAGTTGACTAAATGTATTCATCATAATCATTACATTATTATTGATAAAATCAATACCAGCACCTGTTATATATTTAGCACCCCCAATATCATACGCAAGGAAAAACACAAAATCAGCATTATGCATAGCATAGATTAATCTGTTCATATTTTCAGTTTTACTAAGATCGTGCATAGGTGTTATCTTCGTGTCCCAAGGTACAACTTGATGACCAATCTCTTTTAGATGTTTACACAATCCAGAACCTATAATTCCATGTGACCCTAGGACGAGTATCTTCATATTAAGTGTATTGATTACCTCTTTAAATAAAAGTATACAGGGGTTAAGATGAGGCCAATAGCCGTAAATGTCTATATTCTCATGATGTTCTTGGCCTACCTGATACGTAGGGCAGGAACAGTTTCAATGAATGAAAAAGTTAAGATGATTGAATTTTTAAGTTATATGGCTGTTAACCCCGACTCTAGAATAGAGGAACATGAGGGTGGAGCGACTCTGTTAGGAGAAGCGATGCGATGCCAACCATCGCAAGTCGGCCGTTTACTAGCTCTGTCTCAGGCTTCCAAAAACCCTGAACATAGCCCTCATCCTTAGGATTCGCCGCTGTTCCGAGGAACGCCAAACTGGCAACAGCGACAGAAAGACCAATGTTATCATGGAACTGGGTACTGATGGAGTTACCAGTCATGATCTCATCAATCACAGCGGAAGTGAAACCAATCATAGCAGCACGACCATTTACACGCTCAGCGACGGAAAGAAAGTCATTGGGGCGCTCAATTGGCTTGAGAGGGGGTGCTTTTACAGAAGATAGGGTCTTCTTTTCAATCTTATTGGGTGTGAAGGAAGGCTTTGTGGACGCACGAATGAGAAGGCTCATTTCTGGATAAGATAAGATCCGAATCTTTAAGATCATTTAGAAAGATTCGCTTCCTTATCCATAATGTTCTTTAGTACATAAAGTTGTAAAAGTAAGCTGGTAACTGTGTAAAAAGTGAAATGACTGAAACCATATTGGTTGGTGTAATAGATTAACCAAGTAGTAGTGACGACGATACCAAAGATGATGGAGTTCTTGAACTTTACGTCCACGTCAGCGGAGTTTTCGAAATCCATATACATCTTGACAAGACCAGTCGCCAGGGCAGTGGATGCGATAAGATCACTGAATTTCATTTGTATCCTTATAGTATACAAACATAAAAATGGAAGTCATTCTTAAAAAGTTCGCTGGAAAGATTGACGCCAAGTCCCTCATCAAGACCGTTGAAGAAATCAAATCCGAATACATCGAGGATGGTTTTACCAAGGAGGATATCCCTCCTATTCTGGGCCGCCTCATGATGGAGAGCGTGAAATTCAAGAAGCTCCCCGGACCCCAAAAGAAGAAGCTCGTCATCGGCGTCCTGAACCACCTCATTGAACAGATTGATGATGGTGAGAAGGATTCTGAATTTGAGGTTGTCCTCAAGGCTATGGTTCCACCCATGGTTGATTCTTTCGCTGCGATGCTCAAGGCTAAGCAGGGTCTCCAAAAGTGCCTAAGTAAGTGGTTCCCATGCATCGCGTAATCAAAAAGTAACATAAGGGATAACGTCCAATCATGTTTATAATGAGATTTCCCTCATTAGAAACGATGATAACGTATGGAATATATACAGTCAAGGAACTGGAACGATTCGCCAAGGGACTTGTCCCAAAAAAGAAAGTTGTATGCCTAAGTGAGTGTAAACATTGCGATTTTGTTTATTCTGGTAATGTATGTCTTAACTGTCAAGTATGAAGTATTGTACGGTGAAAAGTACAATGTCTAGAGGACCTGAGGCTACTAGTAATAATCACATGTGTGCAGAGAGACAGCTCATACGCCGACTGTACAGAGAGTGTATCAGGAAAGGCTACAAACCTCATCAATTTAGTGACTGGTTACACAGGAAATATGGTCACTTAATTGTCTTTAGAAGAAATGTACACGGAGACGCTATATCATTACCCTGTGTGTTGTGTAGGAAAATGATAGAACGGTATGACATATGTTGGACGGCACATGATGGGGAACGATGGGTTCATAGTAAAAAGTCTGAACATTTACCGCCTTCATTACCGACTGCTAAGCAAAAAAGGATGTTAGGTTTTGGGAGTGATGATGAGACCCAACGCTGATTCAAGATTGTTGTAATCTCGTTTCAGTGGCTTGTTCCTCTTTAGTTTTAGCGCACTGTTGTTAGAAGACGCATTCTTGATCTCATCCATTTTCTTTGTGTTTGAGACGAAGGGTATCACATTATTGACCACTGGTTTCGTTACAATCTCCTTAGGTTTATCCTTATCTATAGTCTGATTTGACCTAAATTGTTCTATTGTTAGATCCCCACCGAACTCTTTTAATAGGAACCGATTGGGGGCGGGTTTTATATTTCCCAATTGGTTATACATCTTTTTGCGCATCATCACGATGTTCCCGCAAATGATACTACCTTTAGTAATCCCATGTCTATCGATAGCGAAGGACTTCATACAACTCCATGAGCAGAAGTTTCCACTTGTATCAAACCTATTCCTCTTCTCGTCATGTTTATAGGGCATACTTAAAGGCTCACCGTCAAATGAATGACAACACCACCAGCACCACATACCAATAATACACATTATTGTCTTTAAGCTAATCCATTGGTTATTATACCATCTACGTTGTACCTACACATATACTCAAGTTCCTTGTCTTCTTTGTGGGTGTAGGTGTACACTTTAATATCTTTTTGTCTGCAGTACATGATAAAGTTGTGATCGAGACATGTCCAATGTAAAAGCACCGCATTTACGTCTCGTGTTATGTACTCAAATTCATTTTCAGTAAATGTGGTCTCAAACGTAGAACCTTTTTGAAACATATGTGGAAGCGCGTAAATAAGTTTTCTATTAAAACTACAAAATGTTACGTTGCGTGTTGGCTTATCCTTGTAAAATTCTATGAGCGCCTCCACTATCTTAATGTTATTACCCTTAATGTCTAAAAGTAATATAGTGTCTCTGATTTCTGGAACATGTTCATATACATCCTTTAATGTACAGATGTTATGGTTTTTCACTTCATCCAGATTCATATCACATACGAATTTTGAATCCACATATACATCATGAAATAACACAATCTCTCCCGTAGCACATAGTTGTATATCTAACTCTATACCATCATACTTTCTAGACACCGCCTCATGTATAGCTTCAATACTATTATCCCTATATCTAATAGAATATCCTCTATGTGCTATATACCTCATTACTTAAAGATAAACCAATCCTTTTAAGTAATGATTTTGAGTATAGATGTCGGAATAAGAAATTTAGCGATGTGTTTACTTGACGAAAAATGTGGAAACTTGGTTAGAGAGTGGGACGTCTCTGGGGTTCCACCGGAACATAAAGATGGTCTTTATATATCCCTTCGTGATCACCTCGATGACCGTCCATGGGTACTCACAGCTGATACAGTTCTCATAGAAAAACAACCCGAACGTAACAAGAAAATGGTGAGTGTCATGCATTTTCTTTATGCATATTTTATCATAAAATCACCCAACTGTGAGACAATCTTATATGATGCGCGTCACAAGATTCCAGATGTCGCCGGTCCAGGTAAGGCACAGTACAATAAAAGGAAGAAGGTTTCCATAGAGAGATGCGAAGCTTTTATCCGTGATGGACCTACCAACGCACATTGGTTACCCGTATTCGAGAAATCAAAGAAAAAAGATGATCTGGCAGACACTGTAATGCAAGCCTTATCTTTTGTAAACAGAGTTGAAGTGACTCCAGCCTCTAAAAAGAAGAAGACCACTAAGCTTGTGGCTCGACGACCCAATGAAAATCAAAAAATGACAAAATACTCAAAATCAAATTTGGCGTGGATTTTTCTAAACAAACCCGAATGTGAGTGTCTAGAAAACAATAAAAGATTTATGAAAGATCTCAAAAGATACTACCGAGATCTCAACGACTTAATTAAAGATTTAAACGGATAGATATGTATAATGAAGAAAGTTTTGGATCATGGATTCGTTGAACTCATAGATCACATGCCTCAAGAGAACCTAGATAAGGCTATCGTTGATGGTGCCCGTGTTAGTTACCAAACAGGTACAAAGACGACACGGGGAGATCGTGGTCTTATCCGTTATCTTATCCGAAACTGGCACACGTCACCTCTAGAACTCGTAGTATTCAAATTTAGGATCAAGGCTCCGATCTATATCGCACGTCAGTGGCTTAGACATAGAACAGCTTCGGTTAATGAGATGTCTGCTCGGTACTCCATCGTTGACGAAGAGTACTACGAACCAGAGGTTATGCGTGGTCAATCCGCAGTGAATCATCAAGGCTCTGAGGGTGTGGTTGAACTTGATGAGACACTCAGTCAAGCTGTGTCCGAGCAGTACAAACACGCTTTCAAATTGTATGAGCAGTTGCTGGAGAAGGGTGTTTGTAGAGAACAGGCGAGAGGTGTTCTCCCTCAATCAACCTACACCTCCTTCGTGTGGAAAATGGATCTACACAACCTCATGCATTTCTTACAATTGAGGATGGATCATCATGCCCAAAAAGAAATTCAAGAATATGCCACAGCCATCTATGAACTCGTCAAACCCCTAGTACCCCTATCCATGGAGGCATTCATGGACTTCCGTGTCAATTCTATGCAGCTCACAGGTCCTGAAATTGAAGCTATCGCGGATGGAAAAGTTATAGATTCACCAGGTGAGAGGAGAGAATTTGAAGAAAAGTTAAAACGGTTAAAAATTAAATGTCCTTAAATTACAACAAACACTATGTTCGCTATTACTGCATCCCCCACATGGTTCGCTAAAACTGACGACTTCAAGAAAGTTGGCAAGAAAATTCAAAAACAAAGACAATCAGAGGTAGACAGGATCAAGGATAAGATTGGTGACATCGCTCGTGAGGAGCGTAAGCGGGTCCAAGAGATCTTCAAGGAACATCGTGACATTCTTAAGAAGGACAAGGAAGCTCGCAAGAGCAGGAGCAAGAAGGCTAAATCGATCGATCTTTACGAAAAGTGATCCAAATAGCTGCGATTACAGGTATCAAAGCCAGCGGTGAATCACTCACTCTTTCTGCCAATAAAGCGCATATCACACTGTATTGAACTACCCGTATTTCTTGCCTTGTTTTGATCATAGATCTTTTCATCGCTGCTCTCGATTTCTCCAAACCGAGAACAGCCGAACTTATCTTTCCAACCTTCGAGGGAATCTCAGCCGTATTCATGAGAATCTTACTGAAATCTATAGACTCCATAAACTGCTCTTGTATCATTGGCTCTAGATATGTGAAATAGTTAAAGTCTGGATCAAGTTGAATACAGATGCCTTCTATGAGTGAGAAAGACTTCGCAAGGTACACGAAGCTTGTTGGTACAACGAAAGGTTTCTCCATCGCTAACTCTACAGCGAGTTCATCATTCATGATAGCCCCACCATCTAGGGTTTCCAGGTAGCCAAGTATATTTTCAAAGAACAGTTCAATATCAGATACATCCGATGATGTTGGTACAATAACACCCAAACCAATCAGGATTTTCACTATACTCGATGTATCTCGTTGAATGACACCCAAAAATAAATCACCAAATCCCTTTTTCAGTTCATCACTGAGTTTTATGAGTAGACCAAAGTCATAGAATACCAATTTTCCATTCTTCGATACTCCCAAGTTTCCGGGATGTGGATCGGCGTGGAACAAACCAGTTTCCATAGTTTGAATAACATACGAATTTACAAGGGCTTCACAAACTTTCTTCTTGTTAATCTTCTTACTCTTAATTTCAGTAATCTTATCTGTTGGTACATATTCCATCACAATCATTTCATTGGTACAATACTTCTTATACACACGTGGGATCTTAATCCAATCTACATCTTTCAGTGATCTTCTGAACTTTATGGCATTTTCCACTTCTTGTACATAATCTGTTTCTCCCAACAGATATTCAATCGAGTCGTTGAGTACAAAGTTTGAACTCGAACCAGTATCGATACCAATAGACTGTACGAAGTTCAAAATCTTACGAACAGTGTTTGTATCAGACTTCATGATGTCATAGATCCCGGGTCTTTTTAATTTTACAACAACCTGCTTACCATTATACAGCGTAGCTTTATGAACCTGACCAATGCTAGCAGATTTAAATGGAACCTCGTCAAAATCTCTGAAAATGTCGGTGTTTATGACGTCTTTTACAAGATTATAATCAAAGGGTGGTACATTATCTTGAAGAGATTCCAATTCTCGTGTAAATTCGGGAGGGTACAGGTCACCTCTCGTACTCGCAATCTGTCCTAATTTTACAAACGTGGGGCCAAGTTCCAAAAGCTCATTCTTCGTCCATCTCCCGAGCTCCGCCTTATCTTCGGTGAACTTCTCTTTCCAAATATATTTGGCGGCAAATTTCCAAGTTTTCACCTTTTGATTTGGCGGTAATTTGACAGGTGGCGTCCCCGTATTAGCCTTGCTGAGTACAGACAGCATATCTTACATTAAGAGTATACTTTTTTCTATAAGTATGAAAATATCTTAGGTGTTTAAAATATCTGTTAAAAGTAGAATGAATTTTCACATTGTTGGCGCCGGTCCAACAGGGCTGTCCCTTGCATGGGAAATTCTACGGTCGGGCGACCACAGCGTTACCATTTATGACAGGAAATTGTCAGCAGGTGGTTCTTGGTGGGAGCCTGATATTGAGACCCGTGACCTTCACGCACACAGAATTCTTTTTGATCGAGCATTTGTAAATA